CAACGACCTGACGTAAACCTGCGTAAGTAAACAGATAGTCACGACTATGATCAATGAACGACTCAAGTTTTTCAAACTCTTCATCAGAATACAGTGACAAGATCTCGGTGTCATATACGCCTCTGCCCACACAACGCTCTACATGCTGTTTTACAGTAGGACAGTCATAGATACCACCAAACAACTGCTTACGAAGGGCAAACAGCAGCAGGCGGGCGGCAACGAACTGATAATTGGGATGTTCAAGATCAATCAGGTCAGAAGCAGAACGAATCAGAATCTCCTGAATCTCTGCTGTTGTAATGCCGTCATAAAATTGAATACCAGACTGCATCTCAACTTGTGATGCAGATACATTTGCGAGGTCCTTACATGCTTCTTCCACCATAACGTGGAGTTTATTTAAATCAAGAGGTTCAGTTTTACCGTTCCTTTTAACGACTTTTGTTCCGTTGCTCATATTTTCTTCCAGTTGTTAAACTTAATTTTTGCTTCTAAACCTGTGTATGTATTTGATTTTAACACATCCATAACATTAAGTCCAGTGAGCACCATATCATTGATATCTTTTTGCTCAATGGATGTTGGCCAAATAATCACCTTATCTCCTCTGTTGATGGTTTTTTCAATTCGGTTGACGATTTCTCGGTTACGTGGTTCGTTATCAAAAACGTAAATATAATTGCCCCAACCAAACGACCCAATATCAACGTCGGACCCACACATAGCAACAGCATTTTGTATAAACGTGGAGTCGAAGGGTCCCTCAACGATGTAAATGGGTTGCGAAGAATCCACTTTGTCAAGACCATAAATCTTCGGGACATCATCAGAAAGCATCACGGTAATATATTTAACAGGGTTCGGTCCGAGTGCTCTTCCCTGAAAACCAATCAAGTTACTTTCAGTATCATACATTGGTATAATAATGCGACTCTCATCCCTACCGATAGTGTCAAACGTAACTTTTTGAGTGTTTGTCCACTCCTTAAATTTGTCAGCAAAATAAAACTTTTCTGGATTCAGTTGCCTTTTTTCCAGATACTCTCTGGCGATTTGTACTTCTGATGCTTTAGGTAAATCCAGTTTCTTTTTGAAGACTGGTTTGACGAACTCAAACTTGGGTTCTTCCACAACAAAGTTTTTACCAGTGTGCCCCTCCTTGAACTTCTCCATCGTATATTGCTTATAAAGCGTTGGGTCAAGTTCCTTGAGAAAGTTATTGAAGGACATACTCGCCCCACAGTTATGACACTTAAAGTTGGTGTTATTCTTTACCGGATAAATGTATCCTCTTGTTTTGTTTTTGTTCTTCTGGGAATCTCCACAGATAGGGCAGCGAAAGTTGTAGAGATCCGCTTTGACCCGCTTAAACTTTTGTAGACGCGATGAAACGAGTCCAATATACTTGGAATCAACCAGATCCATTACAAGGGATTACTTTGCTCTTTCTATTGTAGCAGGTATTGGTTTGGGGGTCAAGAAAGAACTTATTGTTGGGACAATGCTGATTAAAAACGCAACTACAGCAATTGCTCCCACTGCTTTCCATTTAAACTGTGATATTTCTTCTACCTTTTCTTCAACCTTTTCTATTCTTTCACCAAGTTCTTTACTAATTGCTTCGTGTTGCTCTTTTGATGATACTTTAATATCCTCAATCATCTTTACGATAATATTGTCTGTTCGGTTACACTGTTCAATCTTTTCATTATGAATAGCAAGCATTTGACTGATATTTTGACTTGTCTCTCCTATCTTTTGAATCGCAGTATCAATACGCTCCATCATCTGCTCATAAACATTAATACGCTCTTCAAGCAGTGCTATTTTTGTTTCTGTAGATGATAATGGGAACATTGACTTATTGTGGTGGTTTTCTTTTCTGTAACCAGTTTTTGCGAAATCCCGTTCCGTAAATATATTTTTTACCTTTACGAACTGGTGGATCATCCCCAGCTTCCTTAGTACCAGCAATTTGTCCAGCACCAAGATTCATTGTTGGTGCTTCTTCTTTTAGAGAACGGACAATACCAATAATTCTATTAATATCCATTAGATTGAATTAAGTTCTTTTATACAGAAATTATCTTCAGGTATTTCATGAATATGAGTTTTAGGAAACTCTGGGATTCTGTTTAAGAAAACCAAAAAAGTTTTAATTGCTGGCCAAAGATCTTGTTCTAAATTATAAAACAATAATGGCACAGCAGCGTCATCAAAAACATTAAACAAGATTGTCAGATGATTTAAAATTAAATGTGTTTTTAAGACTCCAGTATTTTTATACCTTTTAAGAAGTCTTTTAACATATTTTATTCGCTTTAAATCATCCTCAAAATCTTCTTTGGTAAGAGCGTGAGGGTTATTGTAAAATTTTATAGCAAATAACAAGTAGTTATTTTCATTCAACTCATCAAATCTCATACCATGTTATCAGCTTTCTGGATATCTGGTGTCGTCTTCAGCGTCGTTAATGATGGTGCTTCCAGCAACAAGAGTTTCTGACTTAACTCTAAAGTTTCCGTGAGTATCAACATAAGTGGTAACGCCAACCCAACCAGCGTGTGCTACGGCATAAGCAGCGTTCTTGCCACCAACAGTTCTACCAGCTGCTACGTTTGTTTCAGTAGTTCCTACACCAAAGACAGCAGAGAATCTGTTTGATTTTACTTCGGGAGCAAAATACTGACCATCTTCAAGAGTGAATTTTGGTTTCTGAGTTACTGTATAACCAGCACCAGCAATCGTATTGAGTGTTGGGTGTGGGATCAGGAATTGAGTTGATGCGATTGAGATCAACGTTGCTGAAGTAATTCCAGAAACAACTGCCTGACCATAAGTAGCACCAGCACCAACAACTATAATATCGCCAGTGGCAATTCCAGCAGTTACAAAAGTTGTACCACTACCAGTTATAGTCTCAGCAGCAAGATTAATTGTTATAGTTCCAGTGAGATTGCTTAAAGAATCTTTATTGCCCCAAAGAGCCATGTTTCCTTACCTATAAATTCTTTGTATACAGATATTTATAAAAAAAGGAGACCTTATGTTTGGTCTCCCTTAAATTCACGCTCCAGGAGTTAAATCCTTTGCTCCTTTATCCTTGAGTGCTTTTTGAGCTTGAAGGAGAATGAGTGAGAGAATGCCGTTTGATTTTACCTTTGGGTTTGCTCCCAGTACTTCCGAAACTGCAAAAAGTGCGGTTGCGATCAGAGTTTGGTTAGCAAGACACCATGCGATTGCTGCTGACATAATAACCTCCGTGTGAAGAGTATCCTGTCCTATTTAGAAACAGATCACATTAAAGAACCTTTACCGTGTTTGGCAATGATTGATTGTCTCACTAAATCCATTGCTTTCTTAGTAGTTTCGGCGTGTTTCTTTGGATCAACTGGTTTTGAAGATCCGGTCTTAGCAGGAGATTGAGAAGAACGAATTCCCATACCACCTCTTTGAAGGTGAGTATCTTTCATTCTATCATAATCTTCTTCAGAAATAGTTTCTTCCGAAGCAACCATCACAATAGGATTCTTCACACCCATTGCTCTTAACTTATTCTTTACAAGATTGACCTTTGTTGGAATTGATCTTGGATCTTCAGCACCATCTTCAGTCTTTTTCATTTTTGGTTCTTTCTCATCCCCATACCCATTCTCTTCACCCAATTTTTTACCACCACGACGGGCAGTAAGAACAGCAGCAATAGCAGCCTGTCTTCGTTGTTCTTTGGTTCTACCTGCTAATTGGGGTGACTTAGATTTTTGGAAATCTGTAATTGCAGCACCCATATCAGTTTTAGCAGTGATCTTTTCATCAATCTGATCACCTTCGGGTTCATATGATGCTGATAAAGAAGTTAAGTTAACTCCTTTTTGAGAAGCCATTCTTTGCTTCATTGCCAATTCTTTTTGGGCAACATCCACTTTTTGCCTTGCGGTCAATACTTGATTAATCGCAGATGTATTTTGTTGTGGTTTTTGCTGACCTGTCTTCATTCCCATTTCAGGTCCAATTTGCTCTTTGATTCCAGTATTTTCATCTGGAAAAACTTTAATCAGTTTAGAGTTATTAACTCCCTCACCAGTAATCTTTTTGTCGCCACTCTCTTCTTTTTTCTTCTCAATTAATTCAGCAAAACCATCTTGCCAGTTGTAGTCTTCTTTGCGAGTCGCAATTGCCTTACCAACTGCGTTACGACGCTTCATCAGATACTTATCAGACTTATCACGATCACCATCATTATCCACATCACCATCTTCTTGTCCGACAGGATCTAAACCTTTACCAGACTTTGTTTTTGCGGTTGCTGCTCCTTTTAACTTTTCAGTCTTAGAAACATCACCATACTGAGTCATCTCAACAGATGAGATATTTGGATTCGCACGGAGTTCGGAAATCTTGGCACGGGTCGCCATTCTTACATAAGTATTACCAGTCTTCTTATCTGTGACTCTGATCTTATATTTTTTATCTTCCATCTCATTAAGTTGCTGAAGATACTCATTCTCTTCAACAACGACTTCTTCCTGAACACCCTCAACAAAAACCTTATAAAGAGCAGATACGACAGTATCGGTAGCAAGTCTCTTTGTATCAACCAAATCTTCGCCAAGAAGCATTTGTTTTGCTCTTGCCTTTACCGCTGGAGCAGAATTAGACTTGGCAAGTTGTGTCATATATGCCTTTGAAACTTGAGCAGGATTCAACTTCGTGCCCTTATTCATTGACTGCCTTACCTTATAACGGGTATCATAAGCAAGTTGCCTTGCCTGCTTTTCAATTTTTTCCTTTGCTCCAGAAGCAGGAGATCCTGTAGGTTTTTCCATTGAGAAGATTTAATTGTTACTTTTTCCTGTTTCTATTTATGAAATTCTTGATATAGGCAGTATTAGTCAACCTCATCGCGTACTCTCTGACAGCATCTGTACCAACTTCTCTTTGATTAGCAGGAACTCCAGACACATCTGTAAACCTGGTAATCTTTGTAATTTGACTTTTATTAGAAGATTCCTCTACAAGTTTTTTGAGATTCTTCATCGGAACTTCTTGATAATTTTTAGTCTCCACAACATCTTTGATCCAAGACTTGAACATAATATTGTCTTCAGTAACACAGATCAAATAGTTGGTTCCACGACGAATAATTTTACCAACAAGTCCAGTGTTAAGATTTTCTACAAGTTGACCAATCTTATAAATTTTTTCCTGAATATAATTTTCACGAAGATTTAACCAATCAAACTTAGGAGCAATTTCCCAAAGACTCCATCCCTCTTTAATATTCATAGCAGAACGAAGAGTATTGTAAAGTTCCTTTGCCTGCTTATCATTCATTGAGGAAGGAACACCTTTACGGAAAGTTTTGAAATCACCTTCTGCTGCTGCCTTTCTTTGCTTTGATGCTGACATTCCTGTTAGATCATCTTCAGCATCGGGATCTCTTTCTCCAGCAGAACGAACCTCAATATTATCAAAAGCATAAAGTTTGTTGTTATAATTTCCAGAAAGATTTTCAAACTCTTTGACTCTATCCCCACCGCCAATAATTCTTACATTCGTATATCCATCCATATGTGCCCTCTTAAGCACATCAAAGATTGTGCGATTTGTTGGATCGTTGACAATCTTTTCACTATGCTTTGGAAACATCTGTCTCATTACAGAGACCTTAGTATCAGGATCAAGAGGGTTCTTTTTCTTATCCTGACTTCTTGATGGAATAATAACATAGTCACCATCATCAGAAGATGTTGCGACCGTATCTAAAAGTTTTTCGTGTCCAGTGGTCGGTGGATTAAAACGGCCAAAAGCAATTGTAAGAGTTCCTTTTGTCTTTTCAACTTCTGGTGGAACCATTTCTGTTGGTTGTTGTGCCTGTGGTTCCTGTTGTGGTGCCGGTGCTTGTTGTGCTGTTGTTTGAGATAGTCTTTTTTCTTTATCTGACTGTGGCGGATCTTGCTGACCAATTTTTTGTCTCTTATTATAAAACTTCAATTGACCCTTTTCAGTTTTCGCAACAAACTCCCCAGTTCTTTTATCATACCATCCACCGTGACCATCACCAACAAGTCCCATACGCTGAGCTTGCTGAACGGCAGTTGACGCAGATGCCTCAGATAAAAATTGGAAAAAATTCTTCATTACTTATTTTTACAGATTTCAGTCGTTATTACTCTTTCATTTGCGACTATGTATCGCAAAATACTTGCCCTCATCTTTTTATATTTATTCATCACCGTGTTTGCCGTACACAACGAGATCCGTTTATCAAACACACAATAAACGTGAGCAAGAAAATCATTATACTTTCTCTTTGGTGTTTTTGAGTCCGTCTCAAATGACTGAATTAATTCTAATATTTGAGGATTCATAATTAATAGAGTTTAAGATGAAACGACGATGGTATTTTAATTGTTTGTGGAGAATTTGCTCTTAATAGTTTTTCAGCTTCTTTTTCAGCATCCTCTTTTGACATTTTTTGTGCTTCCTGTAAACTTTTAACCAATTTATCAAATTGACTTTTTCTTCCAGTTTGACCTTTAGCAACAGATGCTTTCCACAAATCAAAAACTATTTCTACAGGATCTTTACATTTTTCAATCGCAAAAAGAACCTCCAATTCATTTTGTATGAATTTCATTTTTTCAAAACTTTTTGGAAAGTCCTGTTGGTTTTTGGAAGACTTTGCTAAAACTATTTTTCTGTCTTTTATTTTACTCTCAACTTCTTTACAAAGTAAATCAAAATACTCTATAGCAGATTTTGCCCTTTCTGCTTGGTTTGTTCCTATCTGAGCACTACCATTACCATTCACAAGATCCCCCTGCGACATACCTTGTATTTTATTTCTAATTGTCCTAAGTTTTGATGCTACTTCTGGTGTCCAAGTAATTTCATTTATGTTCGTCATCATTAAGGATCCACTTTGAGCTTCACTATATCTTTTTTGTGGTCTTGCTGAAAGTTTATTTTCATCAAAACTTAAGTAATTAAATTCTCTAACATATGCTTTTTCTCCCTTTTGGTTATAAATTACAGTATCAACTTCTATTGTATATGATAGTTTTGAAATACCAGCATCTGCTCCGCCTCCAGCAATATAGGATTTAGTTCCAAGTTCTTCTATTGGAATTTGTTTATTTACCAATTTTGGATCATTTGGTCTTCCTTTAACATCTTTTCTAGGATCATTTACAGCAGCAAGTCTAAAAGTGTATGATCCATATTTACTATTTTTTTCATCCCTACCCTTATACTTATTGAAACTTGCCTTTTTTAAGGATACTGGATATAAATCTTTAGAATCATACAATTCTAAAATCAAATCATTTAATCCAATTATTGCCTCTATCCCAAGAGATTTATTTTTACCTCGCAAAGATCTGTCATAAAATCCTTTACTATCTTTAAGATATTTTTTAATTTTAATAACTGCTACTTGATTATAAAACCAAACATCTGCTGGATTCCATCTATCAATAGTTCCACCAAAACCATAAAACTTTATAAGTTCTGTTAAAATTACATTTAAACCAGTTAGTTGATAAAATTGCCCCTGTCTTAGAACATTCATTTTAGCAGCATTTTTTACAGCACCATTTCTTAAAAATCTTGTTGCTTGAAACTTTAAAGCTTCATCCCAACCGCCACCTTTGAGCACCTGTTTACCAGTGATTATACTAGTAAACTTGTCTCCCTTTGTGAAATACTTTTCAGCATCTGCTGGTGTAAACTTATTAGAATTATCAATGTCCTTTAAATCTTGACCTAAAATTTCTACAAGTTTTTCAAGTCCTGTAGATTTTAAAAAACTTTCCAATTTACCACCATTACGAAAATAATTAACCCAAAATTCTGCGTTTATTTGGTTTTTCCCTACCTTAAAGTTGGGATACTTACTACAAACATAAAAATAAACGAGGAACCAACTCTCACCTAAAGCAGCACCAGAAACTTTTTTCTCCATTACGTTTATCCCTAAGATAACTGATTTTTATTAGATGTTTCTGTTGGTCTTATTTTTTTCCTTGGTTGAGTTTGTGCTGGTTGCTGCTGCTGTGGTTGCGTCTGAGGTTTTTGTTGCTGTTGAGGTTCTGGTCTAGATGGTTCTCTAGTTTGTGGTTGTTGAGCAGCGGGTTGTGCTCCTCTCATCTGCTGAAGTCTTGCTTGTTGAGCAGCTTGATTTCTAACGTAGTTTCCAATGTGCTGTAACCTTACTCCCTTCGGAACTTCAATACCTCTTCTTGCTGCTATACCTTGTGCCAGTTGAGGTATTTGTTCTCTACGTTGTAGAGACTGTTGTGTTGGTTCTTGCTGACTGAACGATGATGGTTGACCAGTCACAGGTTTCTTAATATCACCAGTCATCGTCACTGGTCTCTGAACAGGACCTGCTGCTGTCTTAGTAGTCCCTTTACCAAGTCTTGCTCTCTGATAAGTTCCAGAAACTTCCTCTGGTTTTTGTCTTCTACCACCACCACGACCAGTAGACAAGAAGCTCTGAACTCCTTGCTTATATTTACCCTTACCACTTAACTGTTCTTTTCCTGTTTCTCTTTCAGTTCCAGGAACCATCCTTTCAATTTCACTACGAATATTGTTTATCTTGGGAAGAAGATCTTTTTGTTGCTCCTTACCCATTCCCTTACTACTAGACATCACATCACGAAGTTGAGTAATTTTTTCTCCCGCCTGTTTTTCAAATTCAGTCTTCTGATCTTTTGTGATTTTTCCACTTTTGAGAGCAAGGTTTAACGCTGCCTTCATTCCCACTGTATAGTTTCCTGCGGTCTCCTCTGCTCCTGAAGATGCCGAAACAGCACCTGATGCTTTCTTCAAACTTACATAATTGACTCTTTCAGGTCTTGTTGGATGCTGGAATACAATGTCTGGTTTAGAAGTATCAGTTTTTTTACCGTAAGCCTTCTGTCCCGTCTTAGATAATGGAGCCTGTTCAGCACCTTGTCTCTTTACAGTATATCCTTGAGATATGAGATTCTTACCAGTTCTACTTTGAGAATCATTCAGAAAAGTATATGCCTGATCTTCAAGTGCCTTATAATATGCGTCTTTATGCTCTTCTGTCTTTCCTGCTTTTCCAGTAAATCCTTCATTGTCAGCATTATCAAAATGAAGTGGATGCTTTGGATCAGTTTTTGCTTTATTTAATTCATCAGAAAGAATGTCGGTTACGGTGTCCATATCTCCACGACTTACCGCACCACGCAATAATTTACCCCTAACATTACCTTTATCATTACCTTTGATTAGGTGATTATAAAGATTGACAAGAGCAACTTCATAGTTATAGTCAGGACCACCACGACCCTTCTTTTCTTCCAAAATCATCATCAAATCTTTAAAGGATTTTGGTTCTATCATTTCTACTTTAGATCTATTACCTTATATTCTATTTAGAAATGCTCAAGAGAGGACTTGAACCTCCAAGTCTTGCGACGGCAGATTCTAAGTCTGCTGCGTATACCATTCCGCCACTTGAGCAGATGGAGAATAGCGGACTTGAACCGCTGACATCCTGCTTGCAAAGCAGGCGCTCTACCATCTGAGCTAATTCCCCAAATCAATTCCAATATTTATTTGGAAGTAATCCAGATTCAAAGTCTAACATATTTTCTTTCAATGTCAAGAGAACATCACCAGCAATTGACATTCGTTTATAATTTCTTTGTGCTGCTGTAAAATGTCTCAGACTTCCAGGAAAAATTAAAAGACTTTCGTTCTTTGGTTGAACCGCATAATTCAATCCATTAAGTTCGTGACGATTGTTCACAAAATAAAATGCGTCACCAAACCATTCATTTTTATTTTCAATAGAGAACAAAAGAGGATCATTCTCTCTTACATCAATGTAATATACAAAACTAATATGAGAACAAGAGTGATAATGTTTGGGAACATTAAATTGAGTACCACAGACAGTATACCAACTCTTGACAATATTCAGATCATATAGTTCGTGTTGAAAGTCAAAAACATTTAGATAATCTTTAACTTTTTCTTTAACTTTTTTGAAGAATGAAGAAAAAGCAGGATCTTTATGGACCAGAACTTTTCCATTAAGTTCACCAGTAATCAGTCCAGTTTCATCATCAAACGAATGACCCTGATGTAAATCTTTTAACAGATTTTTATATCCAGGAATTTCAGTTTCAAATACAGTTACTGGTGCAAACTTATGGACTTTCATTATACTCCTAAAACAGATCCAATATTATCGTCAAGATCTTGAATGACTGAACGAATATCAACGATACGCTCTGGAGTATACTCAAGACCATATCCCCTTTGTGCTTCAAAGAGCACTTGACGAACTACAGCAGCAGTACGAACATCAACTTTGAGTGTTACTTTTTTTTCCTTAGTCATCGGTCGTCAGCAGCACGGTTTTCGGAGAAATAAACATCAAACGCACCCTCAGGATAACGTTTGAGAAGTTTTTGTACATTACGAGCAACCACATCATCAAGGGTCACTTCAAGAGCCATACAAGCTTGGGCAACATACCACATAATATCACCAAGTTCAATGATCATGTGCTCACGATTGTCTTCATTAAATGGTTTGCCTTGGAAGATCATTTTCTTGACGATTTCCATAAACTCACCACCTTCGGCATTGATACCAACAGCAGCAGTCAGTAGGCGTTCAATATTAGCACCTTTCTCATCCAGTGCGACAAGACGATCAGAAAGGGAAAGGAAGTCTTTGGACGCATCAGAAGTTACAGCATCCACAAACTCAGCATACTTATCAAAATTAACGTGTCTAGCAGTTTCCATTAAAATTTAAATCCTTCAAACGACTTTTTAGGTTTCTTGTCTTCATCATTATACTCGCCATCTTGTCCAGAGTCAAGTATATCCTTTTGAGCAGTTTGCTCACAGTCATAAAGACGCATTTTAGCACGGTCAATACCTACAATGAAACGCTTGTAGATAGTAGGGTCATTGTATCTGTTCTTCAATTGCTTCACCATAATCTGCCCAAGTGCCTCCAACTCTTCAGTGCTAATAAGGGCAAACATAAGATCAGCAGTAGCAGGGAGACCAAAGGACTCACTAGTATCAGTAAGTTCAACATCAGAGTTCCCATAACCACTGCGGGTAGTCTGGGTAGCAGAGACAATGGGAACATTGAATTCCACCGCCAGACCGCGAAGTTCTTCAGCAATTGCTTTGATATATGAATAAGAATTGACAGAGCTATTTGCCTTATGCCTAGAGGAAGCGCAAATATTAAGGTAGTCAATAAAAATAATATCAGGTCTGAATGATTTCTTAAGTGCCAACTCATTAAGCAGTGCCTTAAAGTGTCCACTATGGGCAGAGGCAGTAGGATACTCTTTAATTATAAGAGTTCCTTGCGTTTTCTTTGAGATGTTTGTGACTTTGTTCTCAAACATCTGGCGTGGTAAATCAACCAGTTGCTGAATCGGGACATTGAGAAGGTTTGCGTCAATTCTTTCTGCAATTCGCTCTTCCGCCATTTCAAGAGTGATATAGAGTACGGACCTGCCCTGTAACAAGACGGAGCTAGCCAGATGACACATAAACAGTGATTTCCCAACACCCGTTCCAGCGAGAGCAATATTGAGAGTCTTGTTAGGTAGACCACCTTTCGTGATTTTGTTGAAATATTCCAGGTCAAACTCAATCTTATCTTCTTTGCGGTGGTAAAATTCATATCGCTCCTCATAGTTCTGAAGATAGTCGTGACCGATATTATTATCAAAACTTACCGCAAGAGCATCAGAAAGAATTGATGGAATGGCATCACGATTCTTCTTTTCATTATTTCCATCAGCAATATGAATTGATTCCATAAGTGCCAAGTAAATGGCACGATCACGGCACCACTTTTCAGTTGTGTCTAACAACCATTGCTTATCTACTGGAGAGTCATTCAGAGATTTATTAATTTCTCTGATTTCTTTGATTTGATCTTCCGTTAAGTCAGTGCGATTCTCTATTTCAATATTGAGTGCTTCAATGGTAATTGCTGAACCATACTTAACAATGAACTGGACAATCTCTTCAAAAATGACCTTCTCGGTCTTTTGCTCAAAATAATCTGGTTGAATGAAAGGTATGACCTTGCGTGAATAGTCTTCATTAAATACTAAGTTTCTGAGAATGGTTGTCTCAATTCGTTCCATAAGAGAATTGTTGTTTCGCGGCAGCATCAAGTTGCTGCATTACTTCTTCGGTAAAATATTGATCAGGATTTTTTAGAATCTCCTTACCGTAAATTTTCTTACCATTAATTTCATAGCGTCCTGCTACATTCTTCCAGAGACCTGCTGTTTCACCAAGTTCAAGAAGACCATAATAACGATCAAGACCACGCTCATCATAATAGAGACGAACTTCTACATCTTGATTTTCTTTACTCAGACGTGACTTAGCAGTCTTTGCCTTGATAATGTTTCCGATAACTTCTGTTCCATCTTTCTCTTTCTTCTTTGAGAGATATATGATAGTAGAAGCGGCGTACTTAAGACCACTACCGCCACCCATTTCTTTCGTTGGTACGTAAGCACCGATAACATCGTAGGTGTGGTTTGTTACAATCATAGGAATATTTGCCTGCCCCAACTTTAGAGTGAGCATACGGAAAGCACCTTTGACCAATTGAGATTTGGTCATATCACGAACTTGTTTGTCGTTCAGTGCGTCAGTAATTTCCTTTTCGGTTGAGAGCATTCCAAGAGAGTCTAGCACAAACATACAAGGTTTGCGTTCATCTACTGGTTTTTTTAAGTATAGGTCTACTGCTTTGAGTGCCTTTCCGCGAAACTCTTCAATAGTAACAACATTGACAACCACAAGACGAGAAGTATCAATTCCACGGGATTCTACAAGAGATTTAGTGATAGCAGCCTCAGTGTCAAAGTAGAGACAGTAACCATCGGGATGAGTATCAAGAAAGTTCTTAACCACGGCGAGAGAGAAAAAAGTCTTTCCAGTAGAAGACTCTCCAGCAATAGCAGTAATCTTATTCCCAGATACACCACCAAATACACTACCTGAAACCAGTGCATTAAAAATGTATGAACCCGT